ATCCTGCTCGGTGTCCAGTTCCCAACGCTCGGCGGCCATGTTCGGGATAGGGTTAATGAGCGTTTCGGCTGGAAAGCGGAAACGGTTGCGCTCGATCCACGTGCAAACCCCGTCGCGATCGAGCGGGCGCTTGGCCTCGACGTCGGCCGCGGCGAGAGCACGATAGGTAAACGCTTGGACATCGAGACCATCGGGGAAGGTTCGCGGGCTCACATTGGTGCAGAACGCTGCGCCAGTCTCGTACTGCAGCCGAACGACGGCGCCAATGACCTGCGAGTCTAAAAACGGACAATCGCCGGTTAACCTTAGGAAGAGATCGCCGTTGGTGACGTTGGCACAGCCCATGAACCGCGCCAGGACGTCGGTTTCTGATCCGCGCCAGCAGAACACACCATGGTCGTCACACCAATCGGCGATGACGTCGTCCGCTTCAAGCGTCGACGTCGCAACCCATGTTTCTGTTACGCCCGGCGCCTTTTCGCACGCACGCACGCACCATTCGAGCACGGGATGACCGTCAAGCGGCATCATCACCTTGCCCGGCAAGCGGGTCGAACCCATGCGGGCTTGGATAATCGCGACGACTTTCATATACCGGCCATCTTTTTTACTGCTAACAGGACTTTCAGTGCAGCCAGTCCGTCTTCGCCGGTTGCGGCCCTATTGCCATAGATCGCGGGCGCTCCTTCGGCCTGACGTATAAAGTCCCTCATTTCGCGTTCGTAGTCGTAGTCATAGCTGCCGGGATATCGCCATGTGTTGATATCACCGTCGACGAAGTGGGTTTTGATCGATCTCGCGGGAAGATCGACCAATATGCATTTGCGCTCGTACCCGATCCAGAATTGACGGACCTCTCGTCCAGTTACAAAGTCGAGATGAAAGGATGAACGCGCGCCGCTGTCATGCAGCAGGACGAAATCCATCATCTTCTCGTCCCCGGTCGCGGTAAGGACTTGCGCAGGACCGAGCAGGTATAGCGCAAGGTCAACTTCATGACTTCCCGTGCAAAGAGTAACGCCATCGGACAAGTAGCCCGGCTTATCCGTCGTGGTAGAGCAGATAAAATTGGCCCAAAGCCTCCACGATATCTCGCTGCGCTTGATCTCTTGGACGCAGGGGTGGAAGCGCAGGTTGTTGCCCATCATGACGACAAGCCTCTTTTCGTCGGCAACCTTGAGCAAGGTTTCGAGCTGGCCAAGGCTAACCGAGATTGGCTTTTCCACGAGCACGTGCTTGCCGCGCTCGATGCAGGCCCTCAGACCTGCTTCGTGGCAGCCGGATGGTGTCGCAATCACGACAGCATCGGCTTGCTCGTAGATTTCGCGCTCGTATTTGACGTCGTTGTGCTGCAACATCGGATCATAGACGATGACCTCGTGCCCGAGCTTGGTGGCATTCGCAGCATGCCGTTGTCCGATCGATCCGTATCCGACCACGCCGATCTTCATTCCCGCACCTGAACGGTGGGGGACTTCTTCAGGATGGTCACCGAGTTGTCGGTTTCATCGAGGCGCCGGACTACCACGCTGTACCAGGGGTGAGCGAGCCAAAGCTTGGCAAAGTCAAAGTGATACGACATGACACCATCGCGGTGCTCATAACGTCGCGCGAAGAATTGGCCCCATGCCTCGAAGTCATGAATGACGATATGCCCGAAGTCCTTGAGGACACAGTTCGCCTCGGCCGCGATCCGGAACCATTCGTCCGGATCGGTTAAATAAAGGCAGAAGCCAAAAATGATGATGTCGAAACGTTTCGGCGGCACCGGTAACGTGGATGCGGTCGCTTGGTGGACCGGAACGCGCAATCTCGCTGCCTCAAGGCAGGCATCCATGCTCGGTTCAACGCCCATAATATCGCATCCGTACTTGTCGCGCAGGCGAGCCAGCCGCCAGCCATTGGCGCAGCCGATCTCAAGAACGCTACTCGGGATAATCCCCATCTTATCGATGGCCTCGGAAACCGGGTCGCGCACGCCAAGCCCATCGCGGTTTCGCGCAAACCAGGCGTTGCCTTCGGACCCAAGGAAGATATCGGCCTGTCTCATCGCACAAGTTCCTGCATCAGCGTGGTGATAGCGGCGTCATTGCCACTGATCTCACGCAGAACGGCCTTGGTTTCTTCCGGCGCGTGCTTGAGCGCGATCTGCATCAAGCGTTTCCACGGGTCATTGTTTCTGACTCGGAGGTTGAAAATTGCCTCGATCGTGGCCTGTTCTTTCACTTCATTCTCCCGAACAGTAATCCCGAGACCGGCGCGCCATCGAGCAGGAAGTGGTTCAGCAGCTCGCCCTCTTGCTTGAAGCCGCTGTTCGAAATGATACGCAGCATGGCGACGTTTGGTCGCATACAGCCCGCCTCAAGCTTGCGCATGTTGCCGCCGTCTTTGCTGATCAACCAGTCGCACGCCGCTTTCCAGGCTTCGCGACCCAGCCCTTTCCCCCAATACTTCTTCTCGCCGATCATGATGCCGACGTCGCATACGTTGTTGGGTTCATCGTGCGTGGCGGACAGGTTGCCGACGTGCTCGCCGGTCTCGACGAAATAAATGCCCCAAAGCTTCGAGGCGCCGGCAAACGAGCTGACATACCGGTGCTGGGAAGAAAGCGTGTGAAACTGATGCCGTTGCTGGGAATAGCGAACGACATCCGGGTCCTTTAGCCAGGCCAGGTTGTTCCGTGTGGGCTTGCTCAGTTCCCGCAAGATCAAGCGCGCGGTCGCGATCGTGGTCATGAGGATTTGGATACTCGTTGGTAGAGGTCGCAACCGTAGGCCGGTTCGATGTCGCCTTTGACCTTCTCGCAGGTCCCGATCTTGCCGGCAGAGGGGATGAAAAACCGGCAATAGAACTTATCGTCATGAAAGACCGGTCCGCAGTGATGATGCACGTGGCCAGGGCCGTAGTGCACATCTTCTTTGGCATCTTTCACCGCATCCGCTCCAACAGATGGTCGACCAGCCTGAGGCAGGTTTCGAGGGCCAGGCGGATCGAAGCCGAGTCGGGGTTGTGATCCCCGATCGCCTTCAACTCTTCAATGCCGCGCGTTCCGCCCCTCTCGCGCCGCAGATTGTTCATGTCGTCCACCCAGTACGGCGGGTTACCGCGGATGAGCTGATCGCGTAGCTGGAGCATTTCGTCGCGTTTCATGCCGTGCTCCTAAGCGATAGGAAGTCGGTGATCGCGGTCCCGATCAGTTTAGAGACCGGAATCCGAATCTCCTTGGATATTTCCCGGAGTTCGTCGCGCTCGGCCGGCTTGATGGTGATCCTGCTGATCCAACTGATGCGTTTATGTTCGTTCATGTTAACGCATGTAACAGCGGCCGAAGGTCTGATCAAGTGTTCACATCATGGCGATGACGGTATACTTTAGCCGGCATGACCATCGACCAGACGGCGCTGTGGCAGGTGATCGCCGCCAAGCGCCGCATTAAGCAAATTCGCGAAGCCGAGAAGCTTGAGAACAGTTTTTACGAGTTCTGCAAGGCGGCATGGTCTGTCGTCGATCCCGCGGAGTTCTCCGATAATTGGCATCTGGAGGACATCTGCAACCATATGGAGGCGGTCGCACGCGGTCACATTTCGCGACTGCTGCTGAACGAGCCGCCGCGAACCGGCAAGACCTTCATCATCTCGATCTGCTTCTGCGCATGGGTATGGGCGCAGCGGGAGCGCGGGGCGCTGCTCGGTCCGCAGGTCTCGTTCTTCTATGCCTCGTATGCCGAGCAACTGTCGCTGGAGCACTCGCTTAAATGCCGCCGGCTGATCCAGTCGCGCTGGTACCAAGCGCTCTGGGGTAATCGTTTCAAGCTGATCCGTGAAAACCAGGGCCACTTCGAAAACGACAAGGGCGGCTACCGGATGGCGTCGTCGGTTGACGCCAAGGCGACCGGCTGGGGCGCCGACATCCTGGTCGCCGACGACCCCCACCTGGTCAAGGAAGCGGAGTCGGAAAAGGTCCGCGAGGACACTGTTAACTGGTGGTCGGAAACCATGCCGAGCCGCCTCAACAACCGTAAGACCGGCGCCATGATCGTGGTCATGCAGCGGGTTCACGAAGGCGACCTGTCCGGCGCGATCCTGGCCAAGGACAATAGCGAACGCAAAGCCGGCCGGCTGGCCAGCTATGTTCATTTCTGTGTGCCCATGTCCTATGTGCCGTGCCAGCACGTCAACGCGTGGGTAGGCAACCAGATCAAGACCTTCATCGGCGATGATATCAACGATATCGATGATGACGATATCTTTTGGATTGATCGGCGCAGCGAAGAAAACGAACTGCTTTGGGTGGATCGATACCCGGCAAGCGAAGTCGCCAAGCTGGAGCTGGAGCTTGGTCCTTACGCCTATGCCGGACAGTATCAGCAAGAGCCGGCGCCCCGCGGCGGCGGCATCATCCGCTATGAGTGGTGGCAGCAATGGGATGATGAGGCCGCCAAGGATCACGGCGTCGAGCCGGGCCAGTATCCTGGTTTCGAGTATGTCATCGCGGCGCTGGACACCGCTTATACCGAGAAGGAAGAGAACGATCCTTCGGCGCTTTCGATCTGGGGCGTGTTTCGCGATAAGCACCGCAATCCCAAGATATTCCTGATCTATTGCTGGTCGGAGCGCATGCGCATCCATGACCTGGTCAAACGCGTTGCCGACGACTGCCGCGGCGGCTTCTGTGACTACAAGTTCAAGGTTGATCACCTGGTCATCGAAGACAAGGCAGCCGGCCACTCGGTCAGCCAAGAGTTGGCGCGTCTGTTCGGGCTGTTCGATTTCGGCATTCAACTCGTCGATCCCCGCGCCGGCTTTATCAAGTCTCCCGACAAGTCGGCCCGGCTGCAGACCGTGGTGCATCTGTTCGCGGAAGGATTGATCTACGCGCCAGACAAGGAATGGGCCGACTTGATGATGAAGCAGTGCGCGATGGTGCCGCGCGCGGTGCACGATGACTTGGCCGATACCTGCAGCATGGCGCTGATCTATCTGCGCCGCGCCGGCTGGGCACAGCGCAAGGAAGAGCGGGCTTTCGAGACTGCGGACGAGACCAAATACCGACCTCGGCAGGGCGCATTGTATCCCGCGTGAAGGCATGATATGAACTCATGTTCATTCCTTCATCTAGTACCGCATGGCAAAGTCGCCGCTCCGCATCGTCGATCCTGAACAGCCCTGGGACACCCTCGGGCCGTCTGAGGTTGACCTTGGCGATGACGACGGGCCTTCGGTTTCAGTTGTCGATGGTGCGACCCGGATCGAGCACGGCGACGGAAGCGTCACCTTTGACGAAAGCCGCGGCGCCAAACCATCGACCGATGACGGTTTCTATCGGAACATTGCCGACGAAATCGACGACGATGAGCTGACGCGCATCGCATCCGAGCTTTTGACCGGCATCGCGCTGGATCAGGACTCGCGCCGTGACTGGCTTGAAGCGCGTGCCGCCGGCATTCGGCTGCTCGGCCTTAAGCTGGAAGAGCCGCGGGGTGATCTTGGCACCGCGTCGGCGCCGCTGGAGGGCATGTCGTCGATCCGGCATCCGCTTCTGCTTGAAGCAACCATTCACTTCCAAGCCAACGCGCTCGGCGAGCTTCTTCCTGCCTCCGGCCCGGTCAAGGTCCGCAACGATCTGCCGATGCGCCCCGACGCGCCGCAGCCGAATCCCTTTGCGCCGGCGGCCGGGGCCGCTCCACCCGCGCCACAACCCCCTGCGCCACAAGGTGTTTCGCCGCAGGGCGCACCGCCCGCACCACCCCCGCCTGCGCCGACGCCGGAAGGCGAGCAGTTGGATGAGCTGGCCGCGGCTCTCGAAAAGGACATGAACCATTATTTGACGGTGACGGCGACCGAATACGTGCCCGACACCGATCGCATGATGTTCTACATCGGCTTTGGCGGCGACGGCTTCAAGAAGGTCTACAACTGCCCGCTGCGCAATCGTCCGGTGTCGGAATCCGTGGATGCCGACGATCTTATCGTGTCGGACTCGGCAACCGATATCCGCAACTGCGGTCGGGTAACCCATCGCATCAAGATGCGTCCGTCCTGGCTAAAGCGGATGCAGATCGCCGGACATTACCGCGATGTTTCGCTTGCGCCGCCGGACCCGTCAACAGACGTCACGGCTCCCGAAAAGGAGAAGGCGGCGATCGGCGGCTACAAGCCGATGCCGGCGCAGCCAAAGGACGCCGATTACGATGTTTACGAGTGCTATTGCGAACTTGATATCGAAAAGTTCGCGCCCAAGAAGTTCAAGGGCAAAGGTCTCCCGCTGCCCTACGTCGTCACGGTCGAAAAGCGCAGCCGGCAGGTTCTCGCGGTACGGCGCAATTGGGATGAGGATGACGAAGAAGCGCTGACCAAGCAGTTCTTCGTCCAGTTTCCGTTCATTCGCGGCCTCGGCTTCTACGGCCTCGGTCTGTTGCACCTGCTCGGCAACGTCACCATGGCGCTGACCGCGATCTGGCGCATCATGATCGACAACGGGATGTTCGCGAACTTCCCGGGCTTTCTGTTCGCCAAGCCGGCTGGTCGGCAGAACACCAATCAGATGCGCGTGCCGCCCGGCGGCGGTTTCCCGGTTGACGTGCCGCCCGGCATGAAAATCCAGGAAGCGTTCATGCCGCTTCCTTACAAGGAAACCGGCGCGGCGTTTACACAACTCGGCGTTCACATCGAGGAAGTTGGCCAGCGTCTTGGCCAGACGGCTGAGCTGCAGATCGGCGAGGGTAAGCAGGACGTTCCTGTCGGCACCACCATGGCCATGATCGAGCAGGCCACCAAGATCATGGACTCCGTGCACAAGCGGTTGCACGCGGCGCAGGCGCAGGAATTTCAGCTTCTCAAGGAACGCTTCAAGGAAGACCCGGAGGCGTTCTGGCGGCACAACAAACGGCCGAGCCGGCGGTGGACCGTCGAGCAGTTCAAGAAGGCTCTTGAAGAGAAAGAGCTGGTCCCGGTCGCCGATCCAAACAACCCGACCAGCCTGCATCGGATCGCGAAGGCGACGATCATCGATATGCTTGTCCAGAAGTACCCGCTGGACATGGACCGCCGCAATGCGTTGAAGCGCATCTTGCGGACCGCCGACATCGACGCCGAAGGCTTGATGAACGCACAGGAGGCGCAGCCGCCGCCTGATCCGCGCATGGTCGCAATTCAGGCGAAGGCACAGGCCGAGGCGCAGCAGGCGCAGATCGACCAGGCGAAGCTCGCCATGGATCAGCAGCAGACGCAGGCGCAGATGCAGAACGACGCGGCCGAGCGCGCCTCGAAGGAGCGTCAGCAGCAGTTTGAGATGCAGCTTGAGCAGATGCGGCTCAAGAACGAGATGATTATCCACGCGCATGATATCCAGCGCGACAACCAGACCGCGCAGAACGACATGCAGGTCAAGCAGCAGCAGGCGCAGCACGACATCATCAAAGGACACGTCGAGGCACAAGCCGGGCTGCAGCAGGATGCGCAGAAGCATCAGCTCGATCTCGCCGCCAACCAGGCCAAGCATCAGCAAGAGCTGCAGGCGCAGCGCGAACAGCACGCGCAGGACATCCAGCTTGAGCGCGAGAAGCATCAGGCCAGCTTGGAAAACGAACGCAAGATGGCAGAGGCGAAGGCGCAAGCGATCGGCCCGGCCGAACAGCAGAAGACCAAGCTCGAAGGCGAGAAGCACGAGCAGGGCATGAAGACCAACGACGCCAAGCTCAAGATGCAGACCGAGAAGCACAAGGCCGATCTCGCGAACACCAAGAAGCTAACCGACGCCAAGACAAAGGCGATGCTGAAACCAAAGCCAAAGGAAGGCAAATGATACGAGAGCGTGATCTTGTGCGTTTCGAAAAGATGTTCGCGAGGTATGGAGTGAACTTTTACCCGGCACACGAACGCGAGCATCTGCACGGAGCATACCGCGATGGCGTCAAAATCGTGGGTAGACCGAATGATGATTTCATCGCGACCGAGGGCGACCTCGATGATTTGTTCAGCACAAACGACCCAGATGGGTCCGATGCAGCGTATGCGCGCATCGTTAAAAACATAGAGCGTCAACTGGAGAAAGTCTGACATGGCACATTCGCACCACATGCACCGCGAGCATCAGGTTTCGCACCGTCGCGTGCACGCAATCCTTAAGGGCGAGCCAACCGGCGCAATGGAGCACCATAAGCGGCCGGCGTTCTCGAAGGTAACGAGCAAGACCGCCGCCGAGCACCACGGCGCGAAGGTTTCCGGCGACGCTGCGCCGAAGAAGTATGCGCGCGGCGGCAAGGTCAAGGGCCACAAGAGTGGTCACCAGACCAATATCATCGTCGTTCCGCATCACCAGGCGGCTCCGCCGATGGCTGGACCTGCAGGGCCACCCCCACCCGGTGCAGGTTTGCCACCCGGCCCGATGGGCGGACCGCCTGGTGGACCTCCTGGCATGCCGCCGGGAGCGCCGCCGCCGGGCATGCCGATGCGCGCTCGTGGTGGTCGCGCCAACCACATCGCGGGCGAAGCGACGAAGGGCAACATCTCGAAGTGGAGCGAACGCGCTTCCAAGAACAGCTACTTCCGCGGCGGCGCCGCGACCGGCGTTGGCCGTGAAGAGAAGGCCCACAAGCAGAAGGGCAAGAAGTGAGCAAGAGCGCGCACTCGCGGGTGCTGGAGCAACTGATCGCTGAGCGGCGACAGACATTGCTTGAGGCATCCGCGAACGGGCTGCCGAAGGATGTCTACTACATGAACTGCGGCAAGGTGCAGGGCCTCGACGAGGCGCTGCAGTTTTCCGCCGAAGCTGATTTCAAATTGAGTGGAGAAGAACCTAATGACGGCGGTGCTTAGCGCCTCGAAGATCGAGCAGATCAGCCAGGCGAAAGACCCGAAGGCTGCGATCTTGATTGCTGTCGGCGATCTCACACGGGAGAGAGTCGCCTCCGATCTTGTGCTGCTCGGCACTTACATCCGCAATGAAAAGACCGCGGGCGGCATCATTCGTCCAACCGAAGTGCTGAAGGAAGACGAGTACCAAGGCAAGGTCGGGCTCGTGCTCAAGACCGGGCCGCTGGCCTACGGCGATTGGGAAGATGACGACGACAAAGGCGAGAACGCGCGCGTTGGGACCTGGGTTGTCTACCAGATCAAGGATGCTTGGCCGGTGCAGATCAACGGCACCGCGTGCCGGCTGGTCCCATACGACAAAATCCGCATGGTCATTTCCAACCCCGCGATGGTGTTCTAATGCCACGACTTAAGCCGCCGCCGGTCAAGCCTGTTATCAATCCGCCGGAAGAGCCATTGCCGACCGATGCGATCGAGATCGAGCTGCAGGAAGACGATATTGGCGATATCCAGATTGATCTTGCTCAAGCACCTAGCGAAGAGAAGGTAACACCCGAGCCGAAGCCTGCGCCAAAACCTGCGCCGGAACCGGTCGAAGATGACGCCTTGCAGAAGGCGCTTGCCGCTCAGCAACGTGCCGAAGAGCTACAGCGCACGGCGCAGCGTGAGCGTGATGAAGCGCTCCGGCGTGAGCGCGATCGGATTGCCGAGCTGGAGCAAGAGCGCGGCGGTCGCGAGGAAGCCGAATACAATTCCGTCCTGACCGCAATTGCCGCTGAACAGTCGGCGCTGGACAAGGCCGAAGCCGACTACGCCGCGGCTGCCGCTGCCGGCGATTGGGGAATGGCTACCAAGGCGCAGCGCGTGTTGGCGACCGCGAGTGCGCGGCTCGACCGTCTTGAGGATGGCAAGCGCGCCTTCGAGACCAAGCGCGAGGCCAAGCCGACGCCTGCGCCGGCACCAAGGGCCAGCGACCCCGTGGAACAGAGCATCGCCGCGATGCAGGTCCCGGATGGCGCGAAGCAATGGCTCCGCGGCCACAAGGAATACCTGACTGACCCGCGCAAAAACGCGGAATTGGGCCATGCGCATTTCAAAGCGCTCGATGAAGCCGGCGGCGAAGGCCACATGGGCACGCCGCGCTATCTCGAAGCGCTCGAAGGCCAGCTTGGCTTGCGCCAGGCACCATCACCAACAACCCCAGACCCACCACCACAGCCACAGAAAAGGAGCATGCCCGTGTCCGCCCCGGTTTCCCGCGACGTACCCACGCCAACCGGACAGCGTCAGTCGTCGAACAAGATGACGTTGACGCCGGAGGAGGTCGCGATTGCGCGTGCGTCAATCGTCGATCGCCCTGATATGGCCCCGCTGACCAATGCGCAGAAAGAATACATCTACGCGCAGAACAAGCGGAAGTACCAGCAAATGAAGGCCAATGGCAGCTACTCGGAGCAGAAGCAGTGAGCGACGGAATCAAGAAACTACGGGCATCGCCCTCCATTGTTCCGGATGGTGAACCTGTAAAGGCTCGTCGCGGCGGATGGCCGAAGGGTAAACCGCGGGCGACAAAGACGGTCGAGGAAGTGAAGGCCGCGGCCGATCGCGCACAAACCAAACCGTCTCTGCTCATGAAGATGAAAGCTCGCCCGAATTGGGAGAGCGAAGATTTCATGGGCGTCGGCCTCGATGCGGTAGATCGCCTCAAGATACCCGACGATATTCTGTTCGCGCTACATCGCGATGGTGTCGCGCTGCAGTGGGTGACGCGCTCGGTGCGTGGCCAGGAGACTCCGCAGGAGCTTTCGAAGATGACCAAGGGCGGCTGGACCCCGGTGCATCAGTCGGACTTCGATGGTCTTCTCGACGGCCTATTCATGCCAAAGGGTCAGGATGACGCGATCGGCGTCGATGACTGTCTGCTCGTGGCGCGTCCCGTGGCGCTTCACCAGAAATCGCGCCGCGCGATGGATCGTGATGCTGCGTTGCCGCTGCAGATTTCGGAAGAGCAGATCGGACGCGGTATTCCGGGTGTCACCGGCAGCGACCACCGCAGCGTGCGCAACCAGGTGAAGAAGACGCTGGAGCGCGTCGAGATACCTGAATGACCGCCGGCTTGACGAACTTCAAGAAATGAACTAATGGTCAGATCATTAGGGCCGCGCTGGCCCTAATGATTGCCCTCCGCACGCCGTGGAGGCTCGGACTGATGATCGCCGACGTGTCGTCGCGCTGATCTCATTTTGGAGCCGTCCACGATGACTAACACCCTTGGTTCTCCAACTCTGGGCTTCCAGACCTTCAAGCGCATGGATGGCGGGTCTCCGACCGCCGGCATGACCGAGGTCTGGATCGCGTCGACTGACGCCGGATATATTTTCCGTGGCGATCCGGTGGTGACGTCGAGCGGCTTCGGCACCAACAACTCCGGCGCCTACGTCACGTCGGTGCAGCTTAGCAACAATTCCAGCGGCTTCTTGGTCCGCGGCATCTTCCAAGGTTGCTACCAGTACCAGCCGAGCGTTCAGCGCGTGGTCTGGAGCAATTCGTATCAGGGCACGATCACCGGTTCGACCGGCGACATCAAAGCCTACGTTGTCGACGATCCCGAAGAGCTTTTCCTCGTGCAGGCGTCGACCAACGCCGCGATCACGTCGAGCTATATCGGCCTCAACATCTCGATCTCGACCGGCAGCACCACCGGCAACACCCTGACCGGTTATTCGAACATCACGTTGCAGGCTACCTCCTACGGAGGCTCAAGCGCGCTGCCATTCCGTCTCGTCGACTTCTACTCGGCTTATGCGCCGGGCGGTGGCGCGACCGGCAACGTCAACTTCAACTCGTCGGTCTCGGGCGGAATCGTCAACGGACTCGATAACTCCAACCCGGCGAACATCGTCGTTGTCCGCATGAACAACTGCGACCGTCTCTCTCTCACGCCGCGCAGCACGTAAGGGGGAACACGTAAATGCCCGTCGCACTCGCACAGATCAAGGACCTCCTTCTCCCGGGCCTCTGGGGAATTGATGGCCGCTACCCGATGATCGAGCGGCAGTGGCCGCAGATTTTCAAGCAGGTCGACTCCAACATGGCATTGGAGCGTCGCGCTTCGATGCGGTACCTCGGATACGCGCAGCTTAAGAACGAAGGCGCACCAAGCGCGACCGACAACAACGCCGGACAGCGCTACATCTACAACGCGCAATCCTTCGAAATTGCACTTATGTATGCAATGACGAGGCCAAGTATAGACGACAACCTCTATAAGGGGGAGTTCGGTCCTAACAACGATGGGTTGATGGAGGCTTTCAAGGAGACCGAGGAGGTCTACGCAGCCAACATCCTCAACAACGCGACCGTGTTCAACACCCAGGTGCAGGGCGACGGCGTTTCGCTGATCAACACCGCGCACCCGATCGACGGTACCAGCATTGCAAACCAGCCGTCGCCGGACGTCTCGCTGAACGAGACTTCGCTGCTCAACGCGGGGATCACGATCCGGTCGACCTGGAAGACCAACGCCGGCCTCAAGCAGCATGCGCGCGGTCAGAAGCTGATCGTTCCGCCGAACCTTGAGCCAATCGCAGCGCGTCTGTTTCGTTCGGAGCTTCGCGTCGGCACCGGCAACAACGACATCAACGCGGTCAAGGAAATGGAGCAGTCCTTCAAGGAAGGCTACTTCGTTTACGACTACCTGTCGTCGTCCTTCGCGTGGTTCGTGCTCACGAACGTGCCGGGCCTGGTGTTCTTTAGCCGTAAGCCTTTCGAGACCGACATGAGTGTCGAGTTCTCGACCGACAACCTCCTGGTCAAGGGCTACCAGCGTTACGTCCCGTCCTACTACGACTGGCGGCACATCTACGGCACGTTCCCGACCTCGTGATGGAGTGAACGCATGACCATCACTGCATTCTCGGGACCTATCGGCCAGTTCGGCACGGTACAGACGTCGAGCGCCGGCACCGGCATCCTCGGCCTGGACTTCGAGCACAACGAACAGCGTGCTCCGATGTTCTCGGACCTTGGCGACTCCATGATGGACCCGCGGGTAGCGTACAGCTATCAGCCGGGGCAGGGCGCGTCGCGCCTGTTCATGAACTTCTACAACAACGTCGCGACCGTCGACTACGTGCCGGCGACCGTCAACACGTCGGCGTTCTTCACCTCGACCGGCACTTCGAGCGGCGTTACCAACTTCACGCTTTCGAGCACGGCTACCGGCGTCATCACCACCACGATCATCGCGCCGGAGACCGGCAAGGCGACCGGCACGCTGCTCGCGATTGACTCCACCGCGGCCTACCTGACCTTCGGCTCGGCGGCGAGCGAGTGCGTCTGGAACCCGGCTGCCGGTACCGGCCGTTGCGTCTCGATCACGACATCGTCCACGACCGACGCTGGCGTGTTCACCGTCGCCGGCCGCGATATGTACGGTTACAAGATGACCGAAACGCTGGCGCTCTCGCAGGGCACTAGCAACTCGTCGGGCGTCACCATCACCGGGCAGAAGGCGTTCAAGTACATCTCGGCGATCACCAACACGACGACCCCGGCCTCAACCGGCGTCTCGATCGGCTTCACCGATCACTACGGCATGCCGTTCTATACGCCGTATGTCGGTCTCAACGCGCAGGTCGCCATCGTCGCGTCCAACGTCGGATCGAGCCAGAGCCCGGTTGTTCCGCTGTCGTCGGCGACCTTCATCCTGCCGCTAGCCTCGACTGCGACGGCAACCTCGACCACCGCCGACGTGCGCGGCATCTTCGAGAGCACCACCGCGTCGAACGGCGTGGTCCGCCTGCAGATGGTTGTTACTCCGACCGCGGTCGCCGCTGCAGGCATCACCTCCACCACCGTGGCCCCGTTCTTCGGTGCGACGCAGTTCTCGTCGGTCTAATAGGGAGATAACCGATGGCAAGTCACCACAAGCACCACATGAAGCACAAGAAGGCCCGCGGCGGATCGGCCGGCAAGGGGCGGGAGGAATACGATCACTCCCGCGTCGAGGAAGAGGCCAAGGAACACAAGCATGGCGGTCGCGTGCATGGTCACAAGGGCAAGCACCGGACCCACAAGGCGCGGGGAGGCGGTGTCGGTTCGGACAAGCACCCTTTCAGCTCGGCGTTCACCGCGAGCACGGAGGCCAAGTAAGCAAGCCGTGTGAAGGCTATGCTTCGGGCGGTGGGACGCATTGGATAAAGGGCGCCATCAAGCACCCCGGTGCGCTGCACCGGGCGTTGCATGTGCCTGAGGGACAGAAGATTCCGGCCAAGAAGATGGCGAGTGCGGCGAAATCCAGTAACCCGCACATGAAGAAGATGGTGTCGCTAGCGCGCACCCTTAAGGGGATGCACCACTAATGCAGCCACGGTATTTCACCCTGACTGCCAGCAGCTTGCCTACGGCATGGCAGGTGCCAAACTGGCACGCGACGCCGCAGGAGCTGAGTTTCCAGGTCATAGCCAACAGCACGTCGGCCTATTCGATCAGCGTGACCTTGGAAGACCCAACCGGCACGTATCCGAACCCGAACAGCTCGGCGCCCACCGCGTTCAGCATTTTCACGGGGGCGAGCAACGCGATTTTCAGCCTCGGCAGCTCGGTGACGGCGCCATTGCTCAAGCCGATCGCCGGCTATCAGTTCTCGATGACGTCGCTATCGTCGGCCGGCGCCAAGGTCACCTTCGTGACGCTGCAGTCTGGCATTGGCTAACCGTTGCGCTGATGATATGAACGAATGATCATATCATGCCAGTCGAGTATTCAAACCCTATCCTGACGAGTCGATTGCAGGTCGTCGCCAATGCGATCGACGCCGGGGGAAGCAACGGCTTTATCCGGCTGTTGAGCGGCGGCAGCGTCGTTTCCTCGTTCCAATTGTCGCGACCATGCGCGACCGTCAGCAATAACACCCTCGTCTTCAACGGGCTTTCGCTGATCGATCCCTCGGCCGCTGGCTCCGGCAAGGTAACCGCCGCGCGCTGCGAGGACTCCGCCGGCAACGTCGCGATCTTTGGATTGACGGTCGGAACCGGGAGCACTTCTTTCGACATCATAATGACGCCGACCAACAACATCACCGCTGGGCAGACCGTGGCCATCACGGCGGCCACCATCACGGCAGGGAACTGAATGACGATCCTGACTCCGAATTTCACAGGTATCCCACTTGGGCAGAGCAATGGTCATGCGGGACCACATATCATTGCCGCCCATGAACCAACCCGCGAGGGTGAGCAGCCGCCGGTTTCCACCACCGGCACCGCGCCACAAGCGCAGCCGGCGGCTGCTTCCGGCCCCCTCAAGGTCGCGATGATCGGCACCGCGCCGTCGTCGCGCATGCTGGCGCCCTACAATGATCCAAGCTGGCAAATCTGGGGTTGTTCGCCGGGGAACATGAATATCCTGCCGCGGGTCAATCTCTGGTTTGAGCTTCATTCGAATCTGCTTTGGCCCGAACACGAGAACTACGGCCGACCATACATAGAGTGGCTAAAGGTCCAGTCCTTCCCGGTCTACATGCAGGATCAGACCCAGGTCCCAAGGGCGCTGGTTTTCCCGAAGGACGAGCTGGTTGCAGAGTTCGGAGATAATTTCTTCACGTCGAGCTTTGCCTGGATGATGGCGCTGGCGATGAAGATGGGCGCCACCGAGATCGCGCTCTACGGCATCGATATGGCGAGCCGCGATGAGTACATCCGGCAGCGGCCCGGCTTCTACTTCTTCAAGCACATGGCCGAGCGCCGCGGCATCAAGGTCTCGGCGCCGCACGAGAGCGACATCATGCAGTCGCCGCCGCTGTACGCCTATGTCGACAGCACGCCGTTTGGCCGCAAGATCATGGCGCGGCGGGTAGAGGTGTCCGGCCGCATCAACGGCATGGCGCAGCAGATCGACCAGGCCAGCCGCAACAAGACCTATCTCGAAGGCGCGCTCGAAGACCTCGACTACTTCGAAAGCATCTGGGGCGGCGTGTGCAACGATATGGGCCGCCTGCAGTACGAGAACGCTCAGCTCAAGGCGCAGGTCGGCCAGATGCAGCAACAGATCGGGCAATTGCAGGGAGTCCTGAATCAAAGGCCTCCCGTAATGGTGCCGAGCGTTTTTGGCGTTGGGCCGCTCAAGCGGGCAGGCAAGCGTCGCAAGCAAGCGGAGAGGCCTCGTGGCTAACTTTGCGATCACCAATTCAACAATAAGCGGCGCCGGCAATTCGCAGCAGAATCTGACGGCGACGTACAAGACGATCATCGTTATCGGGAATAGCACCGCTACGACCGCGACCAATGGATGGGCCGGCAACCGGCGATACAAGATCACCGATGTCATCATTGGAACGAACGGTACCCCGGCGGATAACGCGGTTGAGTGGGACCTTGCGCTAGTTACCCTCGGGACGACCCCTGCGGGTATCACCGGCACCCTGATCAGCAGCATCAGCAGCGGATTCAATATCGACCCGGCGGATGTCACTTTCCAGGGTGCCGTTCAGATCAACTCAACGGGCGAGGTCGGGATCACCAATGCCGTCGAGCGATGGTATCTCGGCGCCAACCAGCGCGCGAGTTTCCGCGATGTCGTCAACCCCGGCATGGATTTCGTCGTGCCAGCCTTGAGCAGCGGCAGCAGCGCCACCGGCCCTAACGCGATTGCGTTGCGAGCCCGCTCGCCGGGATACACTGGCACCGTGACCGCGACCATCGTCGGTAGCGAGCTATAATGTGCAATGACACAATGGTCTCCCGATACGTGCGGCTGCGTCGTCGAGTATGACGACCAGATCAACGTCGTCGCCGTGCACAAGAAGTGTACCAAGCACGCGGCGACGCCGGATGATGCCACCCATCTCGCGACCATGCTGGCGCATAACCGGAAGAAGAACGCGATCCTGAACGCGATCGTTGCGCATGTGGAGTCGACCGGCGCGAAGGCGCCGAAGATCGCCGTTACCTATGACGACAATGACGATCTCCGCGTCGTGGGCGAATCTTTGTCCGCTGCGGACCAAGCCGCCGCGTTAGCGGTGGTCGGTCCCCTGCTCGGGACATCCAAGCTCAATTGGAGCTAAACCGATGTCCGTTACTGTTATCGGCGGTGAACTCATCTGCGACGCAGGCGCGCTGCATCGGGTCCTCGCATCGATCACGGATGATCGAACGGGCACCGTGAAGAAAGCCGGCATGCGCGCCATCGCGGGCGGCAAGGCGTGAAGCATGGGTGCGACCGTTATTGGAGGCGATCGAAATACGTCCGTCTCGGTTAATCCCAGTTATTTTAGCGCGATTCTCGATCTCGGCACCTTCCCCACCGAATCCGACAGGGCGCTCCCCGTCCGCTCAGCGGGAACGATCTCGAATGTCTCGATCAACGTCGGCGCGACCGGGACCTCGAGAAGCGTCAACTTCCGGAAAAACGGCGTCAACAGCAACGTAACCTTTACGCTCGCCAACGGGACCAGCGGGACCTTTGCCTCGGGGGCCTCCGATCACTGGGCAGCCGGCGACACCCTCGATATTCAATGCAATGATAGCACTTCGCCGCCGTTCACGTTCGTCTGGCTGACCGGATTGTTTACTGCCGATAGTGGGACATTCGGGTTTCACGAGGCTTCAACGGTTGGTCTGCTCAACAGCCCTCAATTTTCGTACTTCGGCGCCCAATGGGCCACCGGGGTGCGTACCCCGTATTTGATCAGGGCTCCTGGGACCGCCCAAAATCTGACCGTCTCGCTGTTTAGCAATACCTCTGCCACCAACGACATCTTCACCTCGGTCAAAAATGCCGTGGCTGGCGCCATGACGGTGACCGTGACGGCCGGGGCAACCGGCGTTTTCGAGGATACGACGAACAGCGACGCTCTCGTGTCGGGCAACACGTTCGCGTATGAATGGAGCAGCGGCGGTTCCTCGCTCGGAGGGACGGCGGGATGCTCGTTCAATTATAGTTCGACAACCAGTGAACTCCCCGGAGGCCAGCACAGCTCTCTTACCTTCAACGCGAGCAACCGATTCGTCGGCCCCTTCTACGGCTATGCCGCGCCGGTAACGACCGAGGCCACGCTTGCGCGGTCGATCCCGAATGGCGGGACGACTTCGCGCATGCGGGGCTTCGTCAACGTCAACAGCATGAGCGGGACCTTTACATCCAATTTCCGGGTCAATTCCGTCAGCGTCAATCAGCTACTCACGATCGCCGCAGGCACGACCGGGTCTTTCGAGGATACGACGCATTCGGATACTTTCGGAACGAGCGACCTGATTAATTACATGTTCAGCGGCGGAACGTCCGGATCGATATCGTTCCCGTGGACCGGCATGGTCTTCGTTCCGGCTGCTCCGCCGGCTGTCCCATCGTTCGGCTGGTTCATGCCGTTGAGCGAGCCGGTCCGCGTGAAACCGGGCCTTGGTCCGCATCTGCAGCAATTCCTGGCTTACTCGCCCGACCCGCTGACCATCATTCCCTTCTCGTGGTTCGCGGCACTGAGTGAGCCGGTCCGCACCAAGCCGACCGCCATGCCGATGGCACAGCAGTACACCGCCTACGTTCCCGAACCAACCGTTGTCACGCCGTTCTCGTGGTTCGCAGCGCTCACCGAGCCGGTCCGCGTCAAGCCGGGACTCGGCGCCCACCTGCAGCAGTTTTTCGCCGCGCCAACGCAGTTGCGGCCCAACCCGACAGCGACCGCCGACCTCGACGCAACCGATAATAACCATGACGTATTTCTCGGCGGCGGCACGGAATTTAACCGCGTCATCAGCGGCGAGGCTGGCGCGCGAGAGCTAAAATTCACGGGCGCCGAAATTGGCGTTCCAATCGTCGTCACCCCGGCCGTCTCCGGCTCGCCGGTAACCGTCAGCCCGACCGTATCCGGCTTCCCGGTCACTGTCACCGTTCCCGTCTCCGGCTTCCCGGTCCCAATTATTGCCGGTGCGCGCGTCTCCATCTCGATCGTCCCGGCCTCATGAAGGGCAACTTTTCTCTTGCCCGGTAATGGGTTTGATGCCAGGGTTGTGCTTCCCCGAGCCCACAGCCGGGGCAATTATGACTTTCAAACCCGGCGCCTCTCGCGCCGGGCTTTTTTTGCCCCGCTAAATCAAGATATGATCGCGTGTTCATTTCTTGTGCGACCCATGCTATAGCGGGGCATGCCGATCAATGTCACGACCGGATCGACGGTGCAGTTCACGGTGGAGTTCTTCGACTCCACTAACGCGCTGACCGTGCCGTCGTCAGCGACGCTGACGGTCACCTATCCATTGTCGTCCAACAGCATCGTCACCACGATCGCGACGATCGGCATGTTGCCATCCGGATCGTTCTTCACGGCGACCTGGGGAACCGGCGTAGCTGCGCTCGGCATCACCAACTATTCGATCTCGGCGCCGGGGCAGGCCAGCCCGACCACGGGTTCTCTGAGGTTGATCTCGTGAGCAACCCCTTCAACCCAGTTGTCCAGACGTCGGGCACCTTCAATTTCTCGCCAACCGGCGGCGAGTTCATCCTCAATGCGTTTGATCGCATTCAGGTGCGCCCGACCGAAATCGAACAGACGCAGATGCAGCGCGCGATCATGGAATTGAACCTCGCCTTGGTGCGGTTCAACACCATGCCGGGGCAGAACCTTTGGACCATCGACCTGCAGTCGATCCCGCTGATCGCGGGCACGGCGACCTATTCGATCCCAGCCGAAACGCGGATGATCTTGTCCGCCTTCATTCGCTACCAGACCAGCCCGACGCTCGATCGTTACATGTATCCGATCAGCCGCGACGAATACGCGGCGATCTCGACCAAGGGCACGCAGGGTTTCCCATCGCAGTATTGGTTCGATCGGCTGATCTCGCCGACCGTGACCTTCTATCTGGTTCCAGACGGAGCGTTCCCCTACGACTTCTTCTATTACCGCGCGCGGCAGGTGCAAGACGCGCAGGTTTTGAACGGACAGAACGTCGAGCTGCCTTACCGTTTCTTTGATGCGATCACGGCTGATCTGGCGCACCGTCTCGCGCGCATCTACCGGCCGGACCTGGAGGCGCAGCGCAAGGTCGATCGCGACGAAGCCTGGTCGATCTCGGCGGCCGAAGATACCGAGTGGACGCCGCTCTACGTCACGCCTGGTCTCGGAGGCTATTACCGCCGATGAGACCGCATGGCCGTGCCCAGATCAGTGCTAGAGCACCGCGCGCACTTGGCGTGTGCGATCGTTGCGCCTTCCTCTACAACCACGACGAATTGCAGTGGCAATGGGACTGGCTGCAGGGTCCGCGGCTGTTCAACTTGCGCATTCTAGTTTGCCGGACCTGCCTCGACATTCCGCAGGAGTCGGGCCGCACCATCGTCTTGCCGCCTGATCCGGTGCCGATCGCCGATCCGCGGCCTGAGAACTACGTCGCCGCGGACAATCCGCTGTCGACGCTGCTGTTCAGCCCGGCGGACAATTTCCTGCCGCAGCCGCCGCAGTCGGGCAACATCGGCAATATGACGCTGAATGCCGGCGTCGATGCCGCCTTCAATGGCACCGCGAACAAGCGCGCGGAAATGTGCGCCGCGCTATCCGTTTCGGTTTCGAGTTTCCAGAACACGGTCGGAAAGAATTGGAATGCCGATATCTCCGGCACGTCCATTTCGCTGCCGTCGACCGTGGCGGCGAATACGCACGTGGTCTCGTCTTTCACGATCACGGCGCCCAACGATGCGCCGTTTCTCAACAGCGGGCCGACCGGCTTCATGCTGCAGGGAAGCGTCAACGGCGGGTTGTGGACCACGATCTATCAGAGCACCACGGCAGGCACCGTGGGCGAAAGCATCACGGCCAACGCGACGTCCGGCGCCTTCTTCCAATATCACCGCATCGCTCTGCAGGGTGACGGCATCTCGGCTGTCGCCATCGCGCAGGCGGTCTTCAACGTCTCCGACGCCGCACCGAACGATATCTGAGGGAGCATGAGCCTTACCTACTCATCGTTTATTTCGGAGATTGCAACGATCACCGTGATTTCGTCGACGATCCTGGTCAACGGCGATACGAACTTTGCCGGCATCATGCCCGGCATCATCGACTATGCCGAAGGCCGGCTATGGCGCGATCTCGATCTGCCGGCGGTGCGGGTGACTGATACCTCGGTGACCTGCAGCTCCGGCGTGCGGACGATCGCGCTGTCGACGACGCAGGGTACATTGCTTGTTCTCGAAACGGTCAACCTCTTTTCATCGGCAGGGACAACCTCGTCCAACGGGACCCGCATTCCGTTGACGCCAGTCTCGAAAGCCGTAGTCGATACAATCTATCCTTCGGCCCTATCGTCGAACACCGGCTTGCCGGAATATTTCGCGCGCGTCTCGGATACCGAGATCATGCTCGGTCCGACGCCGGATCAAGCCTACGGCACCGAGGTCATCGCCACGATCCGACCGGCGCCGCTTTCAGCATCGAACCCGACGACATGGCTCTCTCTCAATGCGCCGGAGCAGATGGTGGCGGCCGGCATGATCTTCGCGAGCGGCTTCATGCGCGACTTCGGTGCGCAGACCGACAATCCGCAGATGGCACAGAGTTGGGAGACGCAGTATAATAATCTTCTCAAATCGCAGAGCGTTGACTCTCTGCGGATGAAGTTTCAGAGCGTCGCCTGGTCGGCACAGATTCCGTCGCCGTCCGCAACACCGCCGAGGGCCTGATGCCCTGGGGCGCTGTTCAACTCAATCCGGGTGTCGACACCCAGAAGACGCTCTCGGCAAACCAGGCCGGCGTCTCGCAATCGCAGACCATCCGCTACAAGGAAGGTATGATCCAGACGCTTGGCGGCTGGCAGAACTATGTCAACTTCACCGTCAACTCCACGGTGCGCGATCTTCACCCGTGGCAGGACATCAATGGTAACCAGCATCTAGCAGTCGCGGGAACGGCGCAGCTAGCGGTTATCACGACCGGCTCGTTGCAGGACATCACGCCGCAGACGGTCACAACCAACCCGGTACCGAACTTCTCGATCTCGACTGGAACCAATCTGGTTACCATTGTCGATCCCAACGCCAACGCGAGCCTGTTCAATACGATCTACCTGAACACGCCGATCGCAATCGGCGGCTGGCTGTTGAACGGCGCCTACCCAATCAACACGGTTGGCGGCTCGACGATCTATACGATCCTGCTTTCCTCGGTCTCGAATGCAACCGTCAATGCGTCGGGCATTCTACCCGTGTTCTCGACATCATCGGGCACGGCGGCAATTACGGTCACTTTGCCGAACAACAACTTCCAGAAAATCACAGGGCTATTCGAGCAGTTCATCGCGCCGACAACGATCGGAACGAGTCAGCCGATCATCGTTCAGGGCAAGTACCAGATCGCCACGATCCTCGACTCGACCAACTTCACGATCAACGCGGTTACGCAGGCGAGCACCACGGCAACCGCCACCATGAACGGCGGCGATGCGCAGATTGTCTATTACGTGACGCTTGGCCCGACCCAGCCCGCACAGGGCTTCGGCGCTGGCGGCTTCGGCTCCGGCGGCTTCGGCATCGGAACGGCACAGGCCGGCGTTCCGGCACCGCCGATCACGGCGACTGATTGGACGCAAGACAACTGGGGCGAGATTCTTCTCTCGTGTCCGACCAACGGCCCGATCTATGCGTGGTCGCCGGACTTCGGTTTCCAGAACGCGCAGGTCATCAACCAAGCGCCATTCTTCAATGGCGGCATCTTTGTCTCGATGCCGCAGCAGATTCTGGTCGCATGGCGCAGCGTGCAATCGACCGGGGTTCAGGATCAATTGACAGTGCGCTGGTCGAATGCCGGCGACTACACCAATTGGGCCGTCACCAATCAGACCACCGCGGGCTCGTTCCGCATTCCGACTGGATCGCAGGTCGTCGGCGGCATCCAATGCCCACAATACGCGCTGATCTCGACCGACATCGACGTCTGGACGATGACCTATGTCGGCGGTGTGGTCATCTTCAACTTCACCCGCGTCGGCACGGGTTGCGGCTGGCTGTCTTCGCATGCCTGCGGCGTTCTCGCGGGCAACCCGTTGTGGATCGGCATCAATAACTTCTACAGCATCGGCAGCAATGGTGTCGTACCGCTGCCGTGCAGCGTGTGGGACCAGGTGTTCCAGAACTTGTCGGTCGTGAACCAGAGCAAGATTCGCGTCGCAATCAATTCCGCTTTCAACGAGGCCGCATGGTTCTATCCGTCCGCCAATACGGCCGGTGAGAACGATAGCTACGTCAAGGTTCACATCGAGGGCAGCGAATACGAGTGGGACTACGGCACCATGACCAGAACGGCGTGGACCGACGTTTCTGTCCTTGGCATGCCGCTAGGTGTCGATAACTTTGGCCAGATTGTGCAGCACGAGACCGGCACGTCACTCACGGGTGCCGGCAGCCCGGCATTCCAGACCGGCTACTTCACGATTGCCGAGGGCGAGGAGATTCCGTTCGTCGATCTGATCATCCCTGACTTCATCTTCGGAATCCGTTCCGCTTCGCCGAATGCCTCGATCAACATCACCTTCTTCGGAGTCAACTACCCCGGCGATGCGCCGACGATCTATGGCCCGTATACGGTGACCTCGACCACCGAGTTCATCAATTGCCGCATCCGCAACCGGCTGCTCTCGGCTTTCATCCAGAGCAATTCATCGAGCGAGTTCTGGCGCATCGGCCGCATCCGCTTCCGCTTTGGAACGTCGGGCAGGAGGTAATCATATGAGCATTGGACTGAGCGACATTCTCGGAACGCTGCAGCAGGGCGTGCAGGCGATCCAGACGCTGAACACGACGATCAAGGCGGTCTTTCCGCAGGTAACGACGGTTTCCACCGGGGCTCCGGCAACGCTTGGGACAGTTACGTTCACGTCATCCGAAGCGACCGGCTTCTTGCTGGTGACACTGTCTTCCGGCCCGACCGTCAAGATGCCCTTCTATCCGCAATAGGTGACACATGGTTGCTAGCTTCACCCCGAATGTCCAATTAACCGAGCCGGCCCGTGGCGACGACGTCGGCACCTGGGACACGCCTGTCAACGGCAATACGACGTTGCTCGACCTTCTTCTCGGAGGGATCGCGACCATCCCGCTCAACAACTCCAATGTCGTTCTGAACGCCGGGCAGTTCCAGAACAAGCAGATCACATTCAACTCGACGCTGACGGGCTCGGTGACCATCACGTTCCCGACTAGCTTCACCAAGAGCTACGAGATTCAGCATCTGTGCACGGGATCGAGCGCGTTCACCATCACGCTGGAAACGACGGCGACCGGCGGCCAGGTCATCTGCTGTCCGCCCGGCGAGATCATTGACGTCATCAACGACGGCACCAATCTCAAATACAAGAACATGGGCCGCGTCGGCACATATTGGGATTATGCCGGCTCTTCCGTTCCAAACTGGGTTACCGGCTGCACCGTGCCGCCGTGGCTCAATTGCGCGGCCGGAACATTTTCGGCTGGGACCTATCCCATGCTCGCCGCGATCCTGGGGGGCACCACGCTCCCGGATACGAGAGGACGCACTCGATTTGCCCTCGACCAGGGAACCGGCCGCAACACCAGCGTCGTTACGGGCAATACGATCTTCACCGGGGGCGGCGATCAATTCCTGCAGTCGCACTCGCACGCAAACACCGCGACCGTGAACGACCCGACCCACGCTCATAGCGCCTTCGTGGCGGCAGGCCTGGCGGCGGCTACAGGCTTGGCCGGTTCGGGCAATCCGCAATATGGCGATACTGGCGGAACGACCGGCGGTGCGGCCACTGGCATCACCGTCACGGTGAACAATGCAGGGGCCGGCGGCGGTGGCGGGCAGAACCTGCCGCCGCTCTTGGTGCACGGCTTGACGTTGATCCGCGCCGCCTAATTGCGCGACACAAGAAATGAGCGTATGTTCATTTCATGCCGCTTATCAAGTCAGGCAGCCGCGAGGCTGTCTCACAGAACATTTCCGAGATGGTCCACGCTGGCCATCCGCAGAAGCAAGCGGTCGCGGCTGCGCTTTCCAATGCGCGTAAGTACGGCCACGCCGCTGGCGGCGTAACGCCGACTTTCTACGAGAAGAACGCTTTCCGCGCACAGACGCATCAGGGCTTCCTGCATTCGCCGGTCCCCGGAAGAACGGACAAGCTGCCGATCTCAGTCTCCGGCGGCGCCTATGTGCTGCCGGCAGATCATGTCGCTGCGCTAGGGCAGGGCAATTCGCTGGCCGGCGCGAACATCGTCAACAAGATGTTCAAGATGGGACCTTACGGCTCGCAGCAGATGCCGTTGCACGCCGCACGTCCGCAAATCCCGCATCTAGGCAATCTCACGCCACGGCCGCGCAACATGTCTGCTCGCGGCGGCGCCGAGCATGCCGGCAAGCCAACGCCGATCATTGCGGCCGGCGGCGAGATCGTGATCCCGCCCGAGAAGATCATTCAGAAGTTCGGCAGCCTCAAGCATGGGCACAAGGCGCTCGACCAGTGGGTGCTCGATACCCGCGAGGAGCACATCAAGACCCTCAAGAAACTCAAGCCGCCGAAGAAGGATTGAACATGAGTCTGCTTCTTCTGCCACCCGTCCTCTTCGCAATGTACGTGCTGCTCGTCTACGGCGGCTGCGATTGCCACAAGGTTGAGAATGGGCATGTCGCCGACGGTCGCTGGCACAGGGTTTGGTAATGACCTGCCCGTCGATCGTTCGCATCGCCAAGCCGGCGGATCACACCGAAATCTGGCGGCTGTTCCTGCAGGGCCATCGCGAGAATGGCAAGTTCAGCCTCGCGCCGGAGAAGGTTGACTGGTTTCTGGCGCGTGCCTTGCGTCCTGATCTGATCCCGGAATGGGACACCGGGCCGCGTGGTGCGATCGGCGTGATCGGCGATGTCGGCAAGCTCGAAGCGCTCGTGTTCGTGACTATCGGTACCTATTGGTACTCGCACGACCGGCACCTCGAAGAGTTCATCGTCTACGTCGATCCCGAGTGCCGCCAATCCAGCCACGCGCGCGTGCTGATCGACTGGATGAAAAACCAGAGCGACAAGATCGGCATTCCGCTGGTCACCGGCATCATCTCCACCGAGCGCACCGAGGCCAAGGTCCGGCTCTATCGCCGCATGCTTGAGCCGGTCGGCGCCTTCTTCCTGTACGGCGGCAAGGGGAGCACGAGCGCGTCAAGCGCCGCGTTCGCGTAATGGGCGCCAAGGGCACACAGACCACCAACACCGCGCAGTCGCAGAACTACGCGCCAACCGGCGCTGGTTACATCCAGAACGCACTCAACCAGGGGCAGTCGGCTGCCAGCCTGCCATTTAATATCCCACAAGCGCCTGTTGCCGGCTTCTCGCAGGATCAGCTCTCGGCGTTCCAGAACGTCAACAATGCGCAGGGCTCGGCGCAGCCTTATTACAATCAGGCGCAAAGCCTTTACGGGCAGGCCGCACAGCAGCCGAACGTCGCGGCGTTCTATAACCCGATGGCCAGCGCCGTCACGTCGCAGATGCAGAACATCTTCGGCGAGCAGAACGCGCAGAACACGGGCAGCCTGACGCAGGCGGCCGGCGGCGTCGGCGCCGATCGTATCGCGGTCGGCCAAGCCGATCTCGCCAATCAGCAAGGGCTCGCGGCTGGCCAGACCTATGCCGGTCTCTACGGCCAGGCGCAGCAGGCGGCGCAGACGCAGCAGCAGGCGTTGCTTGGTGCGGGCAACTCGATGCAGGGCCTGGGAACCAACGTTCTCAACTCGCAGCTTACTGGCGCGCAAGCCCAGCTCGGCACGGGTGGACTGCAGCAACAGCTTCAGCAAGCCCAGCTCAACGCGCCCTATCAGCAGCAATTGGCTCAGGCTGCCTTCCCGTATCAGCAGGCGCAGTTCAATGCGGGGATCACGGGAGCTTTGGCGCCAGCCTTGGGCGGCACCACGCAGGGCGTTGGCCAAACGCAATCGCAGTACAACCCGAGCCTGTTTTCGCAAATTCTCGGCGGCGCCGGCTCGGCCGCCTCGATCGGCAGCTACCTCGGAGGAAAGGGTTCTGGCGGTGTGGTCGGGTATTCGCGGGGCGGCTCGGCGAATCCTTTCGCCTTCGCGGCCGGCGGCGCGCCTTATAGCCTGCCAACGGGATTGGACGATCAGCCGATCAATGTCGATGCGATGAACATCATTCCGCAAGAGAGCCTGACGGCTTCGCACCCGAACACGCCGACGCTCAACCTGAATGCGCAGCAGCCGAACATGCAGCCGCAGACCGGCAGCACCGGTAAGGGCAGCAACAGCGGCGGCCTTGGGGGGCTAACGGCCAATCAGCTTAGCGGCAGCGGCGGCCAAAACTTCCTTGGCATGAGCAATTCGGCGCAGGACGCCTTGCAAGATTTCATGGAAGGCGACAACCGCGGTGGCGCGGTTAATCAGCCTTACCAGGCGTTCGATACAGGCGGCACGCCATACGCGCCGCCTACCGCCTATGGCCTTGCGGAGAGCGGCGATCCTGACACGACGCCGGCTCTGTTCGGTGATCGCTATCCGAGCTTCCTGACCGCCGGCCCCGACAACGCGCCTATCAACGCGCTCGGCGGGACCGGCATGACTCCGGATATGGGGCAGGCTTATCCAAGCGGCACGCCGTTCAATCCGATGCGGATGCCGAGCGCCGAGGCGACGCAGGCCTGGCGCGATAGCACGCCGCTTCCGGATGTGTCCGCTGGCGTCGATGCCAGCGGCAACCCCACGACCGCGGCAGCGACTGCGACCGCCGACAGTACGTCACCGCCTGGCGCCGCTCCAACGGCAGGAGCTGGCACGCCCGGAGCGGCGCCGGCTGCGGCGCAACCATCCGCAGACACGGCGACGACCCCGGGCGCACCACCGAGCACCCCTGACAGCGGAAAGAGCCTTGCGGGTTTCCTCAAGTCGCCATACGCAGCGCTGCTACAGGCAAGCCTAAGCGCGTTCACGCCGCAGGGTTTTGCCGGCGGTTTCCAGCAGGGCATGAAGGAGTTTCAGGGCCAGCAGTCGATCGACCAATCGGCGAAGAAGCTGGCGCAGGAAGCACAGTTTCATCAAGATCAGTTCACCAAGTCGACGCCGTATCAGCAGTTCGAGATGAAGAAGCCGCAGCAGATTGGCCGCAATCTGTATGGTCAGCCGGTCTTTGGCGTGCTCGATCAGAAGACGGGCTCGTGGGTCGATCCAGCTACCCACAAGCCGGTCGACACTTCGCAGATGGGTGAGGCCGACGATACGATGATCGAATCGACCGCAAAGGCAATTGCGAACTACGACCAGCCGCCGATCTCGCAGTTCAAGGCGATCACGCCGGTCGGCATGGCGATCATGAACCGGGCGCGGCAGATCAATCCGCAATACGATACCAAGAATTATGCGGAGGC